TGTATCAACGCTTTGTAATCTATCTACAAACTTATCAAACATATATAAGTCATTTTTATTTATAACAATCAGTTTAATAAATTGTTTTGAATATTGTTTTACATCTACTGTATCGTAATCTGTTTTTGTATCATCATAGATAACCTTTTTAAACATTGTAATTGGATTACGTACTGGTTCGATTGCTCTTGTTTCTGTATCTAAAATATGAAAATACTTCGGGTCATCTACATCAGCCCAAGTAAATTCCATTTGAGAACCAAGATAATGAACGTTTCCTTTTGTTGATTTAGTATGGAAGTGGCCTGATAATACCATTTCAAATCTAGAAAAAACATCAGCATTCATACCATGCGGGTTAGTTTGTCCCGCCATCATATCAAATCCTTTCAGTTCTAGATGAGCTCCAAGTATTGGCGCTTTGCATTGTTTTGACCATTCAACATAATCTTGATAATTACTATTGTTTATCCAGGGAAGAACAGCAATTCTACATCCATCATAATCCAATACAGTTGGTTCCATACAGATATTAACGTTTGATGTAAAATGTCCGAGAAGTTCTTTGAGAGAACAAAGCTCGTTAGTGTTCTTGAAATATACATCATGGTTTCCGGGAATGATATCCATAGATATACCAAGCTCACGCATCGGTTCCAGGAAGTGTTTACGATTAGCATTGAGAGCTTTAAAATTGACAAACTTTCTATGCTCATAATAATCTCCTAGATGTAATATTTGTTTAATGTTATGTTTCTTTAAATAAGGAAAGAATACTTCTGTATAAAATCTATCTTGGTATTTTAGAAATATATCACTACTATTTCTGACACCGCAATGAGTGTCATTTAATATTGCTACTTTCATGAATAGAATAACTCCAGTTTTGTTTTTTCAGCTTTTGCTTTTTTCTTTTCTTCTTTTGCAAAATCTTTGATTGCATTATCCTTTTTACGAATCTCTCCAATTCTTGCTTTTAAGGTATCTACATAAGCCATCGTTTCAGTAGCAGCTTCTCCATCCATTCCAGCTTCTATGAAATCTTCAATACCCATTTTTTCGATGAACTTAAACTTGATATCTTGTTGTTTCTTTTCTTTTGTAATTCTACGAATAAACGCATAATAGCATATTTGTGTAAAATAAGAAAAGGCATTTGGCTTACCAGTTCGAGTAGCCGTTTCGATATTATAATTACCAATAGCCCGCAAGCAATTTTCAACAGCATCCATAACCATTTCTTCTCTATAAGTATATCTTACAAAGTTTGGTCTATGAGATAATCCTTCTGAAATTTTTATAAAACATCTGGCGATGTAATCCGTGACTTTTGGAACTTCCTTATTATTTTCTCTGGCATCCCGACATGCGACCGCATAATCCATAACTGCCTGAGAAAACTCCTTGTTATTAACGTAGTGTGCCTTGTTTTTGGCCATGAGTTTTCCTCCATAATTAATCTATTATAACATATTTTCAAGCAAAAGTAAACGATAAATTTATGAAAAAAAATGAAAAAAATCGTTTACAAATGGTCAAAAGTATGATATAATAATATAGTATCCCCGGAGGGAAGGAGTATACAACATCTAGTGTATTGTATAATCTTCTTCTTTATCCTCAGCAAAGGTACTTCTTTCTTCATCATATCTATCCAACAGAGATTCTTCTAACTCTCTCATTATCTGAGAATCAGATTTAGCTGATGGAACTGGTCTTCGCTTCTCGTTTAATTTCAAAGCGAAATCGACGTAAGCTTCTTTCACATCCTCAGCCACTTGTACATGACTTACAATTCTATTTTTCAATACCTTGAAAGCTTTATTTTCTGAGAATGGAAACCATGGAATAAATTGGAAACCACCTATAAGATTACTTGAAACAACTAACGGCCTTTCAATGATATAGGAATCATCGTTTTTCACTGAACATAGCGCGATAATATCCTCACCGTTTATGAGTTTAAAATGTCTTATATTAAGTTCTTTTATTTCCATATTATATATTTATATCATGCAGATTGTAATCGAATCTTTCTTTTGAATATATTTTAATTCTTTCCGCTGCATGGTTAAGTGTATAGTTTTTCCTTGACTTCCAATGTAAATCATCGGCAATATCAAAGACTTTTGTATTTCTACCGTCCGGAGATTTTCTCAATCCTCGTCCAATTGATTGTAGGACTCTAATTTGAGATTTACTAGGACTTGCAAAAATAATATTATGAAGAGCCCTAATATTAATACCAGTAGAGAAGGTACCAATAGAAGCAACAATAATTGCATTGTCCTCTTTTTCAGTAATTGCACGGGTAGCTTCTCGACTATCAACGTCGGTTTCTCCAGATACATAGAATAGTTTCCTATCATTTGTAATTTTTTCCTTTATTAAACTGTGTAGTGGCTTGCCATGTTTTTCGACATAGTTAAATAATACTAATGTATTACCTTCTAAGTCTAAGGCAAGGTTAGCGATAAAATTATTTCGAGGATGATATCCAACAATAAAATCGAGCTCATCCTGATATTTTCTTTCCTCTTTACAATATTCATCTTTATATTTTAATAGTAATACATCGATAGTAAGTTTAGCCAATGTATCTTTATCCATTAATTCTTTTGTGGTTGTCACTTTATGAACTGGACCGAATAAACCTTCTAATACTAACTGATGAGTTTGTGTTCCATCTAATGTTCCAGTTGTTCCTATACGATATTCTGCTTCAGTACATTTTTCTAAGATTGATGTTAATGATTTGGCTTTAAACTGATGAGCTTCATCTCCAACAACCATACCAAATCTTTCAAACCATGGTTGTTTTAATTTATATATCGATTGCCATGTAGATATTACAACTCTTTTTGTAATATTATCTCTATCAGCTCCACCATATACTTTATAACAATTCTCATCATTATCAAATGTAGTATCTTGTGCAGAATATTCAGCAAAATCAGAATACATTTGTTCTACTAATGAAGTAGTAGGAACTATAATTAAAACATCATGGTCAAAGGTTTCTAAGTACCATCTCATAGCGAGATATATGATTAAGCTCTTACCTGATGCAGTTGGTGATAATAGTAAGGCATTCTTATTCTGTAAAGTGAACGAGAGTGCCCCGAGCTGATATTTTCTGGGTATTATCCTTTTACCGTGACCAGAAATCACCAGAGGGCCCAAAAAGCCCTCGAGGTCAACATTTTCACTCTCTCCCAATAAACCATACTTCTCAGCCCTTACAGCGGTGACTTTGTAGCCCCTCATTTCTGCGAATTCTAGCAAATATTTGAACAATCCATTGTACAAAGTCTTACGTTTATAATCAAACAATCTTATCTTACCGTCCCACATTCTATTCCTATATGCGGGCATAAACTTATACCCAGGGACGAAGAAACAAAAATGTTCTGATAATTCTTTCTCGATACTGGGGTCGCATTGCACGCCCATGTGAGTGTGATTAATTTTCCAAACGTTTATGACATCCATAATATATCTTGTATTCTACGCTTAACTGATTCCACGTCTTTACATAAATATCTATTTATATACCAATGAATAAACATCTCAGTATCCTTTTCGCTATGCCAACTTAAATCTCTGACAGCACTATTAATCATTGGAATAGTTTGAGCTTTTAATGTGACCCAATGATATTCAGGATAACCATAAGATATAATAGGAACTCCATGCATCATACATTCTATTCCAGCAGTACTATTTTCTAGTATCGCTACGCGCGTACGCGGGAGCACGTCATGTATACTTATATAATCAGTTATAACATGGATATCTCTTTCCTTCCACTTTTCTATTTCTTTTGCCCTCATTTGGATGTCCCTATCCATAGCTGGATGTAGCTTTACTACAATAGGACCATCTTTTAAACCAGCAACTATTTGAGATAATTTTTTCCAATGGTCTCCAAATCCAAATCCATTTACAGTTTCATCATGAGGTTGTTGACCTATTACTAATGTATGGTCATCTGGTATACTTACTTTCGGTTTACGCCATTTAAGTAAGATAGATTCATCCCATTTGTTTGCTCGTCTTTCTATCAGTTCTTTTATATATTCTCTATCCTTTGAAATATTTTCGCTATAACTAAATGGGTCCATCCATTCTGGTTCTACGTAAGCCATTTTAGAATCGTTAGCATATCCCCATGTATCTAAAGCAAAATGCTGATTAGTTGGAGCAGTTGGTTTTACAATTATTTTATTTTGTTCTCGTGGCCAAATAGATATATGATTATAAAAATGTAAATCAGGCTCAACATCAGTTTCTTTATGGCCTAATTCTACCATAGCCTCACGTATGATATCGTAATAACGAACCATATTCGTAAACTTATGTTGATGAAATTTAAATTCCACTGGTAAATTTGCGCCACTCAATCATGTTCTTGATTGTTTGATGTCTCCATTTAACATTATCTAATATTTCTTTGAGTGTATCGCACACCTCTTGCAGGTATGCTATTTTCGACTGAGCATCTTGAATATCTGAATCAGAATCATAGAATTTATCCATATCTCCTTTTAATATAGTTAATCCATTCAATGGGTCATAATCCCAACCATGTTTATCTATATCTTCTTGAGACATTTTACCGTTATAATGCAACCACTTATCTTTTAATAATGTCTTAAAATCAAGTTCTGCTTTTTTCAGTTTCATTCTATTAACTGATAATATTTCAAGGTATTTGCCGTGTAATTTCGCGGAAGCTCTTGAAGATTCATCTAAGTTCATCTCATCGATGACTGAGTCTTCTTTCCACATTTTGTGTATTTCGTGTAAATCATTCATATAGTTATATTA